CCATGCTCGGCATTTCAACTTTAGGATCAATTGCCCACATAATTTCGTTTTCTTCTGCCCAACGTATCATTCTACGAACAGGTACCATCAAGTTGAATCCTTCACCTGCTCCACGAACAATCATTCCTACATATTCTCCGTTTTGCAAATAAACTCCACCTCCTGAACTACCAGGGAATGCAGTAACGGTTGTTTGATCATATTCAAACTTATCAAGTGTTCTTCCAACTTGTGAAATAATACCAGTTGTCATTGAGTTAGCACCCATTTGACCAAGCAAAGAACCAACATGAAATAAATTAGTTCCGATTGGTATGATTCTGTCATTATCTTCTTTTAAATAAAAATCGACTCCATCTTTTGCATAATCAGTAGCACGAACCATAAGCAATGCTAAATCGTGTCCATCATCAGCATTTGAATATTTAATGATTTTAGCATCCATTTTCATTTCACCAACTCTACGACCTTTTTCAACAAGTTCTTTTACGATGGAAGCATCATCAAATTCAACTACCTTGATACTTGCTCCTCCGTCAATAACGGTTCTCACTTTTCTTAAATTATCAACCACATGAGCAGCCGTCCAAACAAAAGTTACTTTTTTACCTTCTACTTCACGAATAATCATGGCATCTGAACCTTCTGAATTACTATATCGTGCTTTTGCTTTTATAGTGACTGAGACATCTTGCAAGTGATCCGCAACTTCTCTTAATTGTTTTTGTGTAGGTGCTCCGAACATAAAGTTTACGGAAACTGCCATAATGGCCATAATTGCGAACAATCTGCGTGAATTCATAGTTTTACCCCCTCTGGGTTAGTGATTAATAATATATTTATATATATTAACCCACAAAGGATTTTTAGTCAATTACATTAAATTATTGACAACTTTCACAAACTTCACCACGCATTTTTGCTTCTAAACTGCACAATGATGGTGATGGTTCACCTTCAGTTTGTTCTGTGGTGGATTCTGTTGTATGCTCCTCTACCTTGACCCCCGTGCTTTTTTCGATGGCACTCGCAGCCAAATTACGAAGATAATAAGTTGTTTTCAACCCACTTTTCCATGCGTGGAAATAAATGTCGTTAAGAAACTTCATACTGCTTTTGTCATTATAAAGATTTAAACTTTGTCCTTGGTCAATCCACTTTTGGCGAGCAGCTGCACAATCAATAAGTTTAAATTGATCTTGTTGAAATGCAGTTTTATATTTGTCTTTAATCCATTGGGGAATAGAACCATTAAGTTTACTTAAATCTCCATCTACACTTTTAACGAGATTACTAAGTTCTTTTGTCCAAATACCTTCTGCTTTCATGTCGTTTACAAAGTATTCATTCATCATAGTAAACTCACCACTTAACGTAGAGTATACGAAAATAACACCAAAGTTTGGTTCAATGCTTTGTGAACATCCTGCGATGTAACTGATTGTTGCGGTTGGTGCGATTGCCATTGTATTGGAATTACGCATTCCTTGTTTAGCAACTTTCTTTTTGAGTTTGTCCCAATCTTTACGCAATCTTACTTCATCAGAATTTCCACGAAGTTTCATTACTTGTTTCCATGTATCAATTGGAAATGTTCCTTGACTCCAAAGACTTCCTGAATATGAACTATAACTTTCACGATCAAGTGCCATATCAGAAGATGATTCAATTGCAAAATATGAAATGTTTTCATAGATTTCATCGGAAATACGAATTGCATCTTCACTTCCATAATCTACATTAAATTCATAAAACATATCATGCCAACCCATTGTACCTAAACCAACAGGACGATGATTCATATTACTTTTACGTGCTTCTTCGGTTGGATAATAATTAAGATCAATAACATTATCTAACATACGCATTGCCATTTTGACACTTGCTTCTAGTTTTGTGTAATCAATAAACTTTTCACCGTGTTTATCTATACCAACATGACGTTTTAAATTTACACTTGCTAAATTACAAGTTGCAGTTTCTCCGTATTCTTTTACTGAACGAGTTCCTTCGTTATCGTGAATAGTTGGTTTTGTGTGAAGAAGAATTTCTGTACACAGATTACTACTATGAACAGTTCCTTCATGTTGATTGCTATAACGAATATTACTTGGGTCTTTGAATGTAACCCACGGATGTCCTGTTTCAAAAATACTTTTCAGCATCTTCTTCCAAAGGTCTTTTGCTTTTACTTCACGAAAAACACTAAGTTCACCTTCTTGACCTTTTTTAACATATTCCCAATATTTTGTTTCAAACTTTTCACCAAAGAGTTCGTGCAACTCAGGAACTTCATTTGGACTAAACAAATACCAAGGACCATCTGCTTCAACTTGTTTCATAAACAAATCAGGAATCCAATTTGCAGTATTCATATCATGGCAACGCATTCTGTCATCACCTACAGTTTTTCTTAATGCCAAAAAATCTTCAATATCTGCGTGCCAGGTTTCAAGATATGCACACCCTGCACCTTTTCTTTTACCACCTTGATTAACCGCAACAAGCATATCATTGTAAAGTTTCCAAAAGTAAACAGGTCCTTGGTTGATTCCGTTTGTTCCTTTGATGTAACTTCCTCTTGCTCGGAAATTGGTAATATCAAATCCAAGACCACCTGCGAATTTACTTTTTCTTGCTTCTTGCCAAATACCATCAAATATTCCATCAATAGAATCATCAAAGGTATTTAGGTAACAACTACTTAATTGACTATGAGTTGTTCCACTATTAAACAAAGTTGGAGTGGAACTTACTACATCAAATTGACTGAGTGTTTCGTAAAACTTAATTGCATACTCTTGACGTTCTTCAGGTTTCTCATTCAAAGCAAGACCCATAGCAATACGCATCCACATTGCTTGTGGTGTTTCCATTCTACGACCTTCTATGTGCAGTAAATAACGGTCGTATATAGTTTGAATACCAAGATACTTCCAATCTTTTTCTCGTTCAATATCAAGTATCCCACTCAACTCACGTAAATCAAAGCATTCAAGAAGTCGTTCGTCCAAAATTTCTTCACGGACTAATCTACGCATATTAGTAATAAAACTTTTACGATACTGAAGTTCAAATGCATCACTATCCACTCCTTCACCAAATACCTCTTTGTAAATTGTATTAAGAAGCATTCTCGCAGCCATATACGCATAATTCGGTTCAAATTCAATTTTAGATCTTGCACTCATAATAAGAGATTTATCAATATCCATAGTTGTTACTTTATCAAACAACTTAATTTTTGCGTCAATTAATACTTCACTGGCACTAACATTATCTAAATTCTTCGCAGCCCGTTCTGCACATTTGTTGATTTTATCAACATTAAAATCCTCTAGTCTACCGTTTCGTTTTTTTACTTTCACTTGTAACCTTTTGTTAGTTTTTTATAATAACATTATAATTTAATTATATAAATATATTTTACGAAATACATCGTAAAAATACATACTATATATACAGAATTTTTTACCCAATATCAACAACATCTTCGTTATTATATGATTTTTTATTAGTATTCATTTGATCATACTTAGTCTTCAATAGATTCTTTGCACCATTCTCAGAATCGTTCATTTCCACCATTATTTCAGCACCTTTTGTGCTTTGTTCATCATATATTTCAATAACACCCGAAGATGTGTCTACTCTACTTGGAAAAGTCATGCCATCTGCCCCAAAACGATTTTTGATAACATGAAATCTTCCTGTATTACTAACCTTGTCAGTTGCCTTTCTTGACAAACTCATAACAAAATCTGCCGTCATTATTTTACGATAACTATCAGCAACTTTTTGTGCTTCAATAATATTATCATCTAATGACGAACGACTTGCTTGAGATGCCGTCCATACTGGAACTCCGAGTTCACCCGCAAGTCCTCGTAAGTCCTCATAAATACCACCCTGTTCTACATAGGTATTTGCATTACTTGATACTTTACCAGGTGACAAAATATCTGCATAATCAATTACAACCATATCAACTGGATACCCCATTGTATTTGCTAAATTTGCGTGTGCAAGAATTGTACTAACTCCTACACTCTTCGTTGGATATTCTTTAATAAGAAGTTTTCCTTTAATAGTTGAAACCAAACTTTTAACTCTCTCTTCATGTTCCATGATTTCTTGAAACGGAATACCTGTAAAACAACTATCATAACGAAGTCCAACATAGCACTCGTTGAGTTCTAAAGTATAATGCAATACATTTTTACCATTTTGCATTGCTGATTTTCCAAGTGATGCCAAGCACCAACTTTTACCACCACCGGCACTACTAATAATAACACCAAGTTCTCCGGGTCCTAATCCACCATTCGTTAGATCATCGACAACTTCCCATCCAGTTTTGATTGTATCACGAGCAGTTTCAGACATTCTTAAATCAATATCACGAGCATAATCATGCCCAATGTCACGTTCCGTTCCTGCTTTAAGGGCATCATCAACAATTCTTTTAATAGAGTCGTATTGACCACCTTTAAGAAAGTCAACACTTTGCATAATTGCATTTTTAAGTTTTTGATTTTTACAAAAATTTAAAAACTCATTTTTAACAAACTCAGCATCGTGCGTTTCTATTTGAGTGAAAATATTTCTAAGTTGATCAATAACCGCAGCCTTGAGTGAATCAATTCCTATATCATCACATCTGATTTTAAAAACGTCAAGAGTGGCAGTTCGTTTATACTTGTCGTAATAACTAAGTATTTCTTCTACAATCCATTTGTTTGGTTCACTTTCCCAGTATTCGGTTTCGATAATGTCATGTGTTCTCTCTAAGAACTTTTTATCGTCAATTAAAGCACGAATAGTTTTACTTTGAAATGCAGTACCAAACTTTTGTAAGGTATCTACATTATTATTTATAGTCTCCGTCATATATAAGAATTAGAGTATCAAATGATTGGAATCCAATCAAGACTTTTTTTAAAAAAATTACGATTGTGAAGAAATCGCATAGTTATTCAGAATTGTCCAAGTTTCCATTAACCAGTTGTGATGGTTTGGAAACGCAGCCCATAATTGGTCTTCTGCAAACTTTTTGCTAAACTCAAATTTATTAAGAGTTGTAACAGGAGAATCAACATGATCAAATACTTTTGTTTGCATACTTGCAGGAAGAATAGAATCAGTCAATTGCATCAAATCATAATTTCGTTTGAGTAAACTTTGATTTTCTTCTTTAAGAAAGTTTTTATACAAAGG